GGAGAAACGGCGGCGTTCTTCGGTGTCGAGGAAAATGTAGTTACCCCAGACCTTGAACGTGGAGCCATCCGTGTAGGTACCGAATTCGGACGAGAGGTCGAAGTCGAGACGGATTTCGTGATACTGGAGGGCAATCAACGGCAACGCCAAACCCGGATTGCGGTTGAAGAAGAAGATGAGCGGCAAATACACCGTGGAGTCGTGGAAGCCCGTGGTCATCTTCGCCCAGTTCGCCTTCTTGGACTCGTCCAAGTAAAGCTCGGAGTACAAACGCCACCACTTTTGGTAGTGCTTGTCGACCTTTTGACCACCGACGGACAGTTCGCACGAGGAGATGGCACGTTCAGCCAACCAGCACGCGGAGTTGCCTTCGGTGTCCGTGGAGAGACCGGAGCTCTTCGCCTTAAGCTCGACGAACATGTCGGCGAGCAAATCGGCGTTGCGCGCAACCGTGACAGACACGCGGGAGGACGAGGACGGGCTGCCGTTAACGGTTTGTTGGATGGTTTCCATCGCGAAGTTAGTGTGGCGCTTGTACACCGCTTGGAAGAACGTCACCTTCGGGGACGAGGTGAGGAAAACGTCTTGAGCGCCGTAAGCCACCAATTGCATGAGACCACCAGCCATGGTTGTAGTTGTTTGTACTCTAAGCAAAGATTTTTTTTTTCAATGGGACGCGCAAAAAGTTTAAATTTCAATCCCTCCCCTGTGCAAGGGCACCCCACCCCATTCGACGACGCACGTGATCGGTCATGGGTGTCGAGACCCGTTCGGCGAAGCGTGTTGAGACTGAAAGGCGAGAAGATCAGCCAATTCACAAGGTTGTCGCGCAACCCTCTGAGTTGGATGTGCTCCGTCTGGAGTACGAAGCCCTGAGAGGGCAGAATGCATGGCTGTTTCGAAGGCTCGAAAAACTTGAACGAGAGAATGACGAACTGCTCGGACACCGAAGACCTAGGATCACGCCAGGTCTTCGAGGGCGCAGCATCGAGCTTTGAGTGATATGGTACCGTCTTCCTTGTCGTACGACTCAATCTTCGTGAGCGCTTTGCCATGGCAGACTACTTGTACGAGGTCCAAGGATTCGTAAATATTCTGACTGTTGCCGTCGTGGATTCCATGATCAGTGGCTTCTACGTCAGTACAGCTCTGCTTGATCGTAGGCTGATTATGGCACTTGTAAATAAGACGCATGTTGTCATCCCCTTGCTTTTCAAATCGGTAACTGTTGATCCCCTTGCCCTTGCAATCGATGTTGAAGAGTTTCTGATACTTTTGCCGATCAGTCACGTTCGGGTCTCGAATGTTGACCAGCGGACCCTTCTTCTCCTGAAGGTTTTGATCCTCTCCGCCGTGGACGTTTTCAGTGCACCCTGCCTCGCCATAGAAATGACCGTTTGGTAAGTACTTCTCTTGTGTAGCGTCGTAATATTTGTGACGGTGCACGGGACGGACCAAGTGCATGAGACCATCACTGCCACAACCGGCACCCGAGTTGTTCAAACCACCCCACGGGGTGTCAGACGACCACCCGTCTTCTCTGTTCCAACTGTTGTGCGTCCAGTAATTCACGTAAACCTTTCTCGGAACTGACCACCGCTTGAAGAGATAATTCTCGATTTTGAAAATTTCGGTTTCGTCGAGTTCGCGATTGAAGAACATCATCTCACCGATGTTCCACACGGACCGTTCCCCGTGTCCTCCCCACATACCGGCGAGGGCTTGTCCCATATTCACCGTCATTTGCGACGTGACCATTTCGCGCCCACCACTGAAACCCGTGCGCGTCATTCCATCGACGCGGAATTTGCGCTTTTGATCGACCGACACGAGAAACTTGGCGGTCTCGTCTGGACCCAACCCGTAAAAGTAATTCATCCAGTGATCTTCTTGCCACCAATGTCCGATCGCACCCGACCCATCGCGGTGCGCCATGGCGACGTGTTGATTGTGAAAACCGGACAAGTTGTTGGCGTCGATGCCGTCAAAAATTCTATGCTGATCCGCCTTGTTCTGGGATCCGTACCTCGCGACGTGGATGAATGTATATTTTTTACCTTTTGTGAGACACTCCTGTGGGATTTTGAAGCCGTCGTCTTTTCCGCCGTACACGTACTTTTGTGCTGAGCTTTCATCGGCGTCAAAGACCAAAGGCGTTCCCTTCACTTCCGTGATGTGGTTATCCTTGCCCGAGAGATCCTTCCAGGTGTTACTGTCCTCGTCCCACGAATCGCCCGTGAAATGACCGACCAATCCGTCGACGTCTTTCGGGTTCAGAGACGGGGCGTCTTCTTTCACCGGGACCGAGACAGCTTCTCCTGAACCATCACTCTCTGGCACCACGTCGTTCTGAGCTGCTTCTTCGCTCTCATCGCCCCCGGTGGCACCCGCGGCGAGTTGTTCTGGATCGGTCACCTCAGATAAATCCATGGCGGGTGCAGTGGTCGAAGCTTCCATGTCGGCACCACCACCACTCATCATCAAGACTGCGACGACGACAATGACAATCAATAAAATGAGTCCTCCGATCAACGCCGGGTTCATTTTCTGTTACCAACATGCAAGATTTTATTTGTCCTCTAAGGCACAACATTTCGTCTCGTACCCCCACTTGCCTTCCGAGTTCTTCTTCCATTTGAGCGCACTGGTGGCGTTATAATTCCAACACGCCCCCTGTGTGTGATGCAAACCATCGGGCATGGTCATGTTTTCCTGACCATCCCCCGCTCCGACCGCGAACATCGTTTGACACGTTTGTGCATTCAACTTGTCGGCAGAGCACTGGTAATTCACGCGGAACTGCGACCCATCGGGGTTGACCTCGAAGTCCCAATTTTGGATTCCATTTTTGCCACAGTCGATATCGAGTGCCTTGGACAATCGATCTTGCCACGAAGTCGATTCAGCCGTCGACACCCACTGTGTCTTCTTCTTCGCACCCGCACCGGACGAGGCATTCGGTATACATCCTCCATCGATACCCCAGTTCCCGTTCGGACGCCACTGTTGTGAAGCGTCATCGTAGTAGTGGTGTTGGACGAAGCGCGAAGCGTAATTTACACCAGTGTCACCGCAGTGAACACCGAAACGTCCGAGTTTCTGCATCACCCCCTGATTCGTGAATGCACCGGTGTTGTCGGCGTACCTCGCCCATATGTTGTGGTGCATCCATTGATGCACGCGAACGCGTCGCGGAATTTTCCACTTCTTGTGCAACATGAGTTCGACCTTTTCAATCTCCTGGACGTTCAATTCGCGATCGAAGAAGATGCACTCACCGACAGACCAGTTGGAGGCTTGACCCCATCCACGCCCCATACCCCAGTTGATCGTCATCTGACTCGTGCGTTGTTCACCAAGAGAAGTCAGGGACGTCTTTCGCGACCCGTTCGTGTATACCACACTCTTTTGATCGGTGTGCAAGACCCACGCAGGATTCCCATCATCCGTTTTGTGATGCACGGCACATTCCCAGTGTCCAATCCACCCGTTCCCGTCGCGGTGAGCGGTGCCGACGACACCGTGGCACGGACCGTAATGATGGAATCCGACCAAATAGTTCGCATCGACACCATCGAAAATTCGATGGTTGTTGTCGGCGTTTTCTAAACTCGTGTACCTCGCCACCGAAAAGAATGTGTGTTTCTTATTCTTCGTCATGCACTCCTTCGGAAATTTCAGACCGTCATCCTTCGATCCCTGGATGTAAAGGTTTCCCTTCGAATCATCCGTCTTGAAAATCGTACCTAAAATTTCGGTGCAGTCGTTCCCTTTACCCGACAAGTCCTTCCAAACTTGGTTTTCGTCGTCGAAGCTCTCGCCCGTGAACCATCCGACGCAGCCATCGATGCTCGTCGGGTCCGCGACGGACGGGGCATCCGCGGGAACTTCAACCTCGACAACCTGTTCTTCTTCTTCGAGCGCGGGGGCGTCTTCTTCGCCCACGGGTGGCACCGGGACGGACTCCGACGCGGTCTCTGGGTTATATTCCACTTCCTCCATCGCTGAGGTGGGTGCGGCGACCGCCTCATCACCGCCTGCGCGCATCATGAAGACGGCGACGAGAATGATGAGGAATACCACGACGCCTCCTATGATGGCAATCATACTAATTGATATATGTCACGAAATTATTTTTCATTATCTGATTACAAATCTTCGAGGTTACAGCATCTATACTTGTACTTCACCTGCCCGTCTTCGGTGACCAATTCCATCTTGGTCATTGCCTGTGCCACGCTGTCACACCCAACCTTCGACATGTCGAGAGCCTCAATCGGGGAAGCGGAAACGGGACCCACCGACGTCTCCTTCGTGTAGCACGATTGCTTGTTGAGAGGGGCATTGTGGCACGAATACTTCGAACGAATGTTCTTGTCGCCGACGGCGTCGAATTGATACCCTGAAATCGCCTTGTCTTTGCAGTCAAAATTCACGAGCTTCTCATAATTTTGCCACCACGTGGAGTCATCATCCCCCACCTGAATGAGCTGACCGTTCTTCTCCTCGATCCCACCTTCCATGCCCTGGACGCAATCGCCACGGAAATCGAAATTTTGATTCCATTCGTTGTCCTCTTTGTGTCGAATGAGGAAATTGTTATTCAACATGCCCTCGTCGCCACACACAAAACCAGTGTTCGCCAAGGATCCAAAGTTTTCGTAACGAGTCCATGCCTGAGCGGTGTGGACTCTTGGTCGGATCTCTCGGGCGATCATGTACTTCTTGAAGAGGTACGTCTCGATTTTTTTGTACTCACTGGCGGGAAGTTCGCCTTTGAAAAACATCACCTCAGCCACAGCCCAGTCAGACTTTTCAGAGCTGTCGCCGTAGTTTATGGACATTTGTCTCGGAATGATACCTCGGTAATTCGTCAAACCGGAACGACGAATACCGTTTCGTCTGATCATAGCTTTCATGTCGGTGTGGACGATGAACTTTTGACTTTGTTTGTCACTGTCACTCGCGTGACCAGACCAGGCGATCCAGTAGCTGCCGTCGCGGTGAGCACCACCGGTGTAACCGCCGTGGAATCCACTGAAAAAGTTGCCTCCCACGCCGTCGAAAATACGTTGACGCGCGGACCCGTTGTACCTCGCGACGGTGATCATAGTGTACTTACGACCGGTGGACATGCATTCTTGTGGGAATCGGATCCCCGCGTCCACGCCGCCGATGAGGAACTTGTTGTTGTTCGCGAAATTGGACGTATCGGTGATGATCGATCCCTTGACCTCGGTGGCGTCGTTCTTGGCGTCGGACAGATCGACCCAGATTCCCTTTTCCTCGTCCCAGCTGTCACCCGTGTACCAACCAACGAGTCCATTCACGTCCTTGGGACTTCCAACACTGGGTTCATTTTCATTCACCGGTTCTTCGATGGTCTCAGCTCCCTCGGGCACAACGGCGTCTTGGTCGACTTGAGCAGCCTCAGCCACGGCTTCTGCCCCTTGGTCGACGGCATCTCCGTCCGCACCCGCCGGTGATGCTGCCTGGGAAAGTTCCGGATCTTCTTCACCCGACATACTGCGGTACGCCATGAAGCCTACCACGAGAAGAATGACTACTATCAGACCGATGACCCTAGGATCCATCGCGTTTGGTTACTTTTCGTCAATATTTTTTTCTCAATCTCATTCAAACATGGGACTCGCCGTGAATCACACGAAAATGATCACCGAGTTTAATCTCGAGTTGCCCAATTTCTACGCCGCCCTCGTCGGTCAGGTTCAGGTCATGAAGCAGTACCGCGCGGGCAAGGACGCGTTGAAGCCGCCGGAGTATTTCGTGTTTGCGAATTTCGGTGTGTGGCCGAACAAAGATGCGTGCAAGGCGAAATCCCAACCGTTGACGACGGATCGCACGTTCGCCGGACCGTTCGACGAGGCGCCGACGGGAAACGTGTACGACTTGGTATATAACAAATACAAGTCGCAGTGGAGGTATTTCGTCGACGACGACAATTAAACGAAAAAATTGAATACAAAACATGATTTACGTGTACACGGACGGGTCGTGTATGCACAACGGCAAACCCAACGCCATCGCGGGAATAGGCATTTATTTCGGCGATGACGATCCAAGAAACGTCTCCAGACGCGTGGTCGGGAAACAATCGAACAACACGGGCGAACTCGGTGCCCTGATCGAAGCCCATGAAATCCTGTCGGAGGAGATCGCGCGTGGAGAACAGGTGACCGTGTGCACGGACTCCACGTACGCGCTTCGGTGTGTCGGGGAGTACGGGGACAAGTGTGCGGCGAGCGGGTGGATGAAAGACATACCCAACAAAGACATGGTGCGTCGCGCGCACGAGATGTACAGGGCGACGCCGAACGTCGAGGTGTACAAAGTCCGCGCGCACACCGGAGGCAAAGACCCACACAGCGTCGGTAACGACCACGCCGATCGGTTGGCGAACGAAGCGATCGGGGCTGGTAAGAAGAAGTCTCGCGCGTACTTGGAAGTCCCGTACGCCGATAAGGAATACGCGAAAGAACACGGTGCCAAATGGGATCCGAAGAAGAAAAAGTGGTGGGTCGTTGACCCAGTTCCGACGGAGCTCGAGCGCTTCATCATCACACGCCCATGCTCACGCCCGGAGACAGATCCGTCATCGTCGACATCGACCGGTGTTTGTTATTCATGACTGCATCTTTCCATTTCATCATGACACTTTGAATCGTCGTCGCTTGACTGATGTCTTTGATCACGGGAGAAAGACCGTTCGTGACCTCGGGTTTCGCGCGGCTATCGTCTACGAATTTCTTTTGAAAGGCGATGATACTTTTGCACGGCAGATCGGGACTTTCATCGAGCAAACGATCATAGTGTTCGCGGAAGGATCGAACCAAATCCGCGACGCTCTTCTTCTGTCTGTGCACTGGATCCAATGTCAGTTCCATGTCGATGGCGCGGTATAGCTTGGAGTACGCGATCGAGGCGGTCGAGTGTTTCTCGGCGAGAGACGCGCAGTCGCTGAATTTATTCAAACTCGTCATGATCCCTCCGAACACGTTGAGCGTGGCGAACGCGACCTGTATCCACCGAACGTTGTCGGGTGTTTCGCCGTCGCCTGTCGGATTCATGAAGGCGAATCCACCCACACCCGTCACCGACGCGATGATGATGCTCGGGTACGAGAGCCAATCGCTTCGAGATTTCTGTAACATGCGCGCGTGATTGTGTAACCACCGATACCCAGACGCCTTTTCTTTCCACTCGCGCAAGAGAGCTTCGCTTTTTATGTCCCACTCTTCGGCACTCGTGACCATAATATGTAATCTCAATATTAAAATTCTTCGTCGAACCCTAACGTCGTGTCGACAGTCTCCGACACCTTCGCGTACTCGCCCACGCGCTTCTCGAAAAAATTTGTCTTCCCCTCGAGCGAGATCGCTTCCATCCAATCGAACGGATTCTTCGCGTTCCAAATCGTCGCATACCCGATCTGTTTCAGGAGTCTGTCGGACACGTATTCGATGTACTGACTCATCTTGTCCGCGGACATCCCGATGAGCGAACACGGCAGTGCGTCGAGGATGAAACTCTTCTCAATCTCCACGGCTTCCCGTAGGATGCTGTGCACGGTCTCCACCGATGGTTTCTTGCGCAACATCCCAAATAACTCAACCGCGAATTCAAGGTGCAACCCCTCGTCACGGGAAATCAATTCGTTACTGAACGACAGCCCGGGCATGAGTCCGCGCTTCTTCAGCCAGAAGATGCTACAGAACGACCCACTGAAGAATATACCCTCCACACACGCGAACGCGAACAGGCGTTCGGCGAATGGTCGATCCCGCGAGAACCATCGCATCGCCCACTCCGCCTTGTGTTTGATGCTCGGGATCGAGTTCACCGCGGTGAACAATTGGTTCTTTTCCACGGGGTCCGTGATCAAGCGATCGATCAATCGAGAATACGTTTCACCGTGCACGTGTTCGTTGAATCCTTGGAACGCGTAAAACGCGCGCGCTTCCGTGTATTGTACCTCGTCCGCGAAATTCGTGTTCAAATTCTCAAACACGATCCCGTCCGAACCCGCGAAGAACGCCAAGATCCATTTGATGAAGTGTCGCTCGTTTTCGGTGAGTTTGTCCCAGTCGTCCTTGTCCGCGGACAGGTCGATCTCTTCCGCCGACCAATTCGAATGTTGTGCGCGCTTGTACAGATCCCAGAGGTTTTGGTGCACGATGGGAAACGTCGTGAATCTGTCCATGTTTGGCACCAACATGGGCTCGACGTGCTCTTCGACCCACTCCTGAAAATCGAAATAGTTTCCTATCCTCTCCCCGTCGCAGAATATCTGCGGATACGCGTCCAGGCGACCGCCGCAAAGTTCTTTAAGCTCGTCCTTCTCCATATTCACCTTTTCGTACGACAGACCTTCCGCCTTCGCCAGGTCTTCCGCCAGCGTACAATATTCACAGTCGGGTTTGGAATAAATTTTGATTTTCATGTCCGAGGGTAATATCAACTACAGATATTTTGTGGCGAAATTTTAAGTCGAGATGGAAAACCCCATTCGGTTTGCTGAAATTCATGAAAATGAAATTGTCAAGGTTTTTTGCAAAGAGGACGACGTGGAGGAGGATCTCTACGCCGTGGTCACGATGAACACCGGTCGGGTGCTCGGCGTGCGATACCTCACCGCTACCGATAAAATTTACAAGAGCGCCACGTGTTACGAATTAGAAGAAGAAACCCAGCCCGTGTCGCCGGAGAATCTCATGGAACATTACCCAGGCGCCTCCTTGGAGGACCTCGAATACAAGATGGTCGATCTCGACCTCTACGTACGCCTCATGGACGTCGACGTCGAGGACGACAACAGCGAGATATGGGAAGACGATGACGACGAAGACGATTTGTCGTTCGTCGTCAGCGATGACGAGGACGAGGCGCGGGATTTACCAGGCGATCACATGGAGATCGATCGCGAATGGCACAGTTGGGAACCGAGCACATCGGGTGGGCGATCGTTCAAGGATACCGTGGACATGATTGAAGCCAGAGAACGCGCGAGACTTAGTTCATTGTGAGGGTCGAGCCATCGGGGCAGTTGCACACCATCGCCTTCTTCGGCGCGGGTCCGTCAAAATCGGCGAGCTGTAAATCGAACCCGTCCATCGCGAATTGGAAACCTTCGATGCCGTTCATCATGTGCGGCGCCGGACCATCGACCACGACGCCTTCAGCCGCCGGACCCGGACCAGCAGCAGTCTTCGGTGCCGGACCCGAAGCACCCTCCTTTTTCATCATGATCGCTTTACGCTTCTCTTCGGCGATCTTTCGGATTTCATCGGCGGTCGGTGCAGCCTTCTTGCTGACATCCACCTCGGGTGCTTTTGCTTCCGCCTTCTTTTCGGCGGGACCCGGACCGGGCGACGGTTCGTAGCGTTCCTTCTTGTTAATCTTCATCATCATCCAGACAATGAGCGTGAAAACGATCGAGTGGAGGACGAGACCGAACATCGTCGGGTTGCCGTTGACACTCGCAACGCGAGACCCGATCAAATTGCGCATGATCATGTAAAGCTGCGGGTTCGCGACGAGGAAAAACGTCAGACCGGAGATGACACTGATGGTGAACTGCTCCTGAGCTTTTTGTCCATTGCAGCCACAGCCACAGTCTTTGAAGAATCCCATGTTGTATGTATACATGTAGTCTAAGAAAATTTTGTACCATCTTCGTTACGTCCAACTTTCACGAAAGACATCGTCTGCCATGTTTTGAAATTTGGGTCGTAGTCGTAGGCGTCCGCCAAATCCTTGATCGCCTTCGACTCGTGCACCAGTTTTCCACTCTCGTCCAAGAGTCTGATCTTCGCCCCGATGACACCTCCGTTGTCCTTGTTGTTCACGATCACCATGCCGGGAATCTGGGTCATCGCACCGAGATCAATCGATACACTCGCGGTGTCGTAACCACCCTTGATCATCTCATCTTTGACGAGGTTGTTTTCCATCCGGTCGTAGATGAGCATCTCTTGAATGTTCAGTGGTTGATCGTTCACCAGTTCGATTGTTTGCGCCGCGATGTTCTTCACGTCGCCCAACGCCGCGAGTAAGTTTGTCTGTCTTTCCTCCTTGTCCTTCTTCGCTTGCGCGGCGTCGAGGATCGCTTCTTCGCCTGAACGGACCCACATGTAGCCACCCAAACTTGACATCATGCAACACCCGAGTGCCCCTATGATCACGATAGCAGCCATTACATTTTATGAACATTTATTTTATTGACAACCCGCGTGCACGTCCTTGGTGACATCCGCACACCCCATTGTGTGTATCGCATCGCTTGTGTCGTCGACGTATCCGTCGAAATTGTCCGTCGTGTCGTAGAAAAAACAAGTGTTGCGCCACTCGGGTTGCGGGTGTGCCTCGTTCCGATGTCCCCACACCGCCTTACCCTCTTTCTCGGCGATCACGCGACAGTCCTCCTGATTTCCGGACAGTTCGTGCATCGCCTTGATCGGTTCAAACGCGTCGCCATTCTTAGCACCGGGTTCGCCCCGACGCCACCCCATCGCGATGAGTTGTGCTTCGGTTTGAATGTCTCTAAAATAGTTCCCCTGCAAATAAGTTTCGACGCGCTTAATTTCGGTGTCCGAAAGCTCGCGGTTGTAGATGAGCACTTCACCCAGTGCGAAATCACTCACTTCGCCGTCGCCACCCCAGAGCCCTTCCTTCGCCATGCCACCGTTGATGGCGATCGACGTCGGGGCTTCACCGTTCGTGTACCCAGTCTTTGTCATGTTTTTCCCGTTACACCTGAACACGTTCTTCTGATCGACGCCCATGATGAGCGCCTGACCATACTTGCCATCGTTGACCGGGTATTCCGTGAGCCATTCGCCCGCACCGTGGTACGCGTAGCCCGATCTGTTCCCGTGCCATCCGGACAACCAATTCACACCGACGCCGTCAAAGATTCGTCCACGTTTGTCACCCGCATACTTCCCCACATACGCCAACGTATAATCTTTATTCGGATTGTCTAGACACTCGACTGGAAAATTGACAGATATGGTGTGATTACCGAATATCAAATTTTCGGTATCGTCCCGTGGAACCTCACTCATGCTACCACCTCCAATCACCGCGTGGTTGTCCTTCCCCGACATATCTTCCCACACCGTCTCGGACGTGTAAGAAATAGACTTATATCTTCCCGTGAGTCCGGGGATATCATCTGGAAATGGAAATTTGCTCTCATCACTCGGTCCGGGACTCGGACTCGGACCCGGGTCTTCTGGCAACTTCAAACACAATGAAGAATCATATTCAAGACTTTCGAAGGACCCGTTCGTGCACGTGTACGCCCCGCTGACGGCGAGTGAGCAGATACACGAACAGCAGCAAACACCGATGACGATCAATGGAATGAGCTTCTCTGCCATTATTACATTTTACGACGAAAAAAATCCGTCGCGACTACATGATTTTATAACACAAGTAACCACATGTCCTTTGCGTCGCTCGCGAGATTTTCAGATTTATCTAACACGAGATCTGGAGACAGCGCGTTGAGACACTGTTGAACTTCCGTCGGGTGTAGTCTGTCATCGAAGATGACGGCTTTGCACCCACACTGGTTTTCACTGAGTGGTCGAGTCACGAACCCGTCCGGTCCACCGAACTCGATCGCCTTCATCTTGATTTTCGACAAGCTGTTGTGAAACACGACATGTTTTCGCGTCGACGCATCCACTGCGTACGAGTTGTCGTCACCAAGAGACTGATCGAACACTTCCGAGAGATGCGAACACGGAACGTTTGGTGCCAGGGGAACGGCGTTCTTCCATTGCCAGTACCTACGCATGGCGTTATCGAACGCACGTCGTTCCTCCGACCTGGGGTCGAGCTCAAGGTCGGGATAGTGATCGTAGTCCTTTGGTCTGGGCTGTCTCATGGCGGCGCGCGTCGGGTTGTGACGCGGCGTGCCACCACACACCACCTTTTGGTCTGTGAAATTTGAAATTTCAAGTTTATTTTTATCGGGCACTCATTCATGGTTTACACTGTGAAACGACGAGTCCACATTCCAGTGCTGTATATAAACGTCCAGTTTCCAATACAATATAGACTAAGTCCCTACGCGTGCCCTGTGTATCTTCGAGTCGAGAGGCGCGTACGCGCGTGACTACGCTACGTCTCGTCCGTCGAAGAAGAACACGATGCCGTATAGCTCTCCACCGCTCTCGTCGCCTGCATGTAGAGGCAGTTCAATCTCCGGTTCACCGTAAGGCACGCGCGGCTCTTCAGACAAAGATCTTCTTGCAGTTTGTGTGCCATGACGTGTGGACACGCTCGAACGAACGCCGACAAGAGCTTAGGGTCTGTACCTATAAGTTTCTTGCATCGATTGTACGTGTGTTCGTCCACGCCTTCGTCCAAGAGGTTCATGACACCGTCCCATGTCGTATCCCCAGCCATCTCCGCGAAAGGACGAAGAACGTTGTTGCGATACTCCTCACCCTCTCGCCACAGCTGCGTAGCCATATCCTGAAACACGTGATATCTTTTTTGGACGGCGAACATGTCGCGTTCGAGTTGCTTTTGTTCGTCCTTGAGGGCTTCGATCTGTGCGTTGACGTACTCCATGCCTGACCGCGCGCGTCGTTGTGAGGACTTGTGTATATTTAGAGACACTGCACTACATATAACAAATGGCGCGTAGTAATCGTCACGAACAAGACGACGAACCTGACTTTTTTGAGGAAATCGAAGAGGCTCTCACAGCCCGTATAAAGTCGTTAAAAACGCCAAAAGATGCCTTAGACGCGAAAGCGTACATCGCTCTCTCGGATAAACTTCCGAAGACCAAGTACAAGACGTATAACGATCTTCGCGCGAAAGCCAAGAGTCTTGTCGAGGACATGGATGAAGTCATGCGCGTGTTCATCGCCGAAGAATTACGAGAGGACTATCTCGCGCCACGAGAAGACGACGACACCGTGATCTGCGAGCATTGCGATATCGTTCGAAGCGAGACCGACTACGTGGAATGTACGTGCAATGAGACCAGAGTGGCTCGATTCGCGGAAGAGATTGGGTGTGATGTTCCCGAATTCGATCCGTGTGGTTGGTGAACATTTTACCATTAATCAATCTTACAAGATATGGTGACTCTTGGACCCATGGTCTGGGGCGTGTGATACACATCGCTCGGGATGTAAATAGAATCTCCGGGTTCTATCACACAAGACGACCCGTCGTCGAATTTGTACATCATTTTTCCAATGGCTTGAATGAGCAAAACGTTTTCGTCGTCGTAGTGACGACCGTAGGTTTTCGCATCAACTTTAGTGCTTATGAAAGTATAAATGTTATCGATCTGCATACCGGACGCGCGTATCTCGTCGAACGCGGGTTTCATCGTCCCTGGAAGGTACGTTGAATCTTCAAGCTTGATCAGATCCTTCGTCGCGATCTCCACGATGTCGCGTGGTTCCAATTCGTCGTGCTTGAATTTAGCCATAACGTCGGACTCTTTGATGTCTTTCACGCGTTGGAAATGCCCTGGGCGGTATATGACCCCTAGATTCATATTATGGCATGTTGTGAAAATAATTATTAGTGCGAAACGCTCACAGAAGATAGAACTTCTTCGACACCGCGGGTGTGTGTCCTATGGTCTCCGCCGTGACCTTCCGGGCGAGCTTTTCGTCGCCGTTCGAATTTCGGAGATGTTTCTGGAAAAGTTGCATGCTTCCGGCGGTCCGAATGTCTTTCAATTGAATGTCTTTATTTCCGACGATTTTTCTCAAAAGATCCCTGACTCTCTCGTACTTCGCGGATCCCACCAATGTTCCACTTCGTCGCTTCGAAATGGCGCCGTGTAACACGCGGTCGCGTGCCTCGAAAACTCGACGCTGTCCAGATTTGGCGGGAAAGTCGAAGGCGACCGTCTCCCCGTCGCCGCGAAGTCTCACGTGCTTGCGTTGGAGACTGAATGCGCCGAGAGCGCCGGTCTC